CTTTGGTCGTAAAGCACAGCGTAACGTGGTAGTTGAAGCTCTTAAATCAAGTATTGAATCTAGCACAGCCTTACGTGAAGAACAAACTCAGTTCAACATTATCGCTTGCCCAGGTTACCCAGAGCTAATACAAAACATGATCACCTTAAATAATGATCGCAAACAAACAGCGTTTATCATTGGTGACAGCCCATTAACATTAAACACAAACGCAGTTCAGACTTGGATCCAAAACACTAACCTGGCATTAGACAATGGTGATAATGGCCTAGTCAGCAACAGTGAATACCTAGGTGTTTACTATCCAAGCGGTCTTGCTACTGACCTAGCAGGTGAAAGCGTGGTAGTTCCACCAAGCCACATGATGTTGCGCACAATGATCCGTTCAGATAATGTTAGCTATCCATGGTTTGCACCAGCTGGTGTACGTCGTGGCTTGATTGACAATGCTACCAGCATTGGATACATTGATGTTAATGACAACAATCTATTTAAATCAATTGGTGTTACAGTAGGCTTACGTGACGTATTATATGCAGACAGAGTCAACCCATTAACAGTATTACCTGGTGTTGGTCTAGTGGCATATGGTCAAAAAACACGTAGCTCACAAACATCGGCGATGGATCGAATCAACGTTGCTAGATTGGTAGCTTACTTACGTTTAGTATTAGATTCAGTAGCTCGTCCGTTTATATTTGAACCAAATGATACTATTACACGTAATCAAGTTAAGCAGGCATTTGAAAGCGTATTAAATGACCTAGTTGCTAAACGTGGTTTATATGACTACCTAGTAGTCTGCGATACAACAAATAATACACCGGATCGTATTGATCGCAATGAATTATATGTTGATATTGCTATTAAACCAGTCAAAGCTATCGAGTTTGTTTACATTCCAGTGAGAATCGTCAACACTGGTGCTAGCTTGACTATAACATAATATACGCAGTTTATGGGAGTGGCAACACTCCCATAACCCAAAGGAAAAATAGCTAAATACTATAAAGTATTAAAAGGAAAATAAGATGGCAACAGCATCATTAAGCAAGTTTACGGTACCTCTAAGTACTAATCAGAGCGCAACAGCACAAGGTCTGTTGATGCCTAAGCTCAAGTTCCGCTTCCGTGTGACATTTGAGAACTTTGGTGTTAGCCAACCGACGACTGAACTAACAAAACAAGTTATGGATTTCAAGAGACCAACATTATCTTTTGAAGAAATGATTATTCCTATCTATAACAGCAAGGTCTACCTAGCTGGTAAACCAACTTGGGAACCTGTTACTACTACCCTACGTGATGATGCAGGTGGCGAAGTTGCAAAACGTGTTGGTGAACAGCTACAGAAACAATTTGACTTCATGGAACAAGCTTCAGCAAGTTCTGGTATCGATTATAAATTCCTAACACGCTTTGAAGTACTAGATGGCGGAAATGGTGCAAGCGAACCTACAGTGCTTGAAACATGGGAAATGTATGGTTGTTATCTATCTAACACAGACTATTCAAATGCTGACTATGCTACTAACGAACCAATGACTATCGCTTTAACTATCCGTTATGACAATGCTATCCAAACTCCAATTGGTACAGGTCTTGGCACAGCAGTGGGTAGAATAGCAGGATTACCGGCTCGTGCTATCACTGGTTAATCCAGACGAAACTCCTCAAAGCCCGGTTAAAATCCGGGCTTTTTTATCTCGATAAATAATGTAAATGGATAGGACATATGGCTGGCTTCTTTAATCAGTTTTTAAAACAAATAGCTACCGGTGATGAGATACGCGACTGGCAACATGCCTCACGTACATTCATTGACAGTCTCTATAGATTAAGTCCTAAGATTGGTACAGTTTATCACGTGTTCATGGATCTCAATCCAGTAGTAGCACAGGTCGATCAAAACAGCCAGATTGAGATAGGTCTCATGGCCAAGAGTGTGGCACTGCCGAGATTTTCAGTTTCAACTAAAACCTATAACGCATATAATCGTAAGAACATAGCACAAGAAAAGATTAACTATGATCCATTAACTATAACATTCCATGATGACAGTGCTGATGTAGTACGTAATTTTTGGTATGGATACTACTCCTACTATTATAGAGATGCTGATCATCAAGAAGCATTGTATAACCAAGATCACAAATATAAAAAACGCCAGGAGCAGAGCTGGGGATTTACGCCACTTAACAATGCTGGCACACAGAATTATATCAACGCTGTTAGAATCTACAGCCTACACCAAAAATCATTCAGCAGTTACACACTAATACGTCCGACTATAACCAGTTTTCAACATGGTCAGCACACCGCAGGTGAATATGTACCTATGGAACATACCATGACGATGGCCTATGAGGCTGTACAGTATGCGACAGGACCAGTAAGCGAAGGAACAGTGCTTGGATTCAGTACATTGCACTATGATAACAGTCCAAGTCCACTTACTTCCTTGGGTGGTGGTACTACCAGCATATTGGGTCCAGGTGGCCTAGTAGAAGGTGCCGGTGATGTTATTACTAATCTGCAGAATGGTAATTTTATTGGAGCCGCTTTAGGTGGATTCCGCACTGCTAATAATTTTAAAAACGCAGACATCAAGCGAGTAGGGGGTGCTGAACTGACCCAGCTAGGTAAAAATATCTTATCTGGACGTAATCCATTGAGCACAGTTTTCGTACCAACAGCAGGACAGGTTAATCAAGGCATAGCCAAAGCTATCAATGCCCTACCAGGTGGCGCCATTGGTACTAATATCAATTCACAAAATGCACAGATCCCGTCTAGCAATCAGGGACGCAGTACAGTCTAAGGAATAGATATGCCAGCAAACGGAAATTTACCACCAAATACCAATGTTAATTCTACTACAGAATACTTTAATAATTATTTCAGTGACAGACTAACTACTAGCCCAAACATCAATGATGCTGTAATAGGATATTTCCAAACAGTGACGGGCGATGAAGAATCAGGTAGGACATTGGCTAGCACGGTAATCTATACTGCACTTAGCCAAGGCATAGATCCCATGAGCCTAATAGATGAATTCAAGAAGCTTAAAGCAGGTCGTCGGGTGGAAGTTAAAACACCAGTTCCCGCATCATCAGTGGTTGATACCTATACTACCTATGATCAGATAGTCGCAGACAAAAATGAATATGAAGTAGGCCAATTATTTTACGTATCCACTACCAAGACATTTTACAGATCCTACTATGCTGAACTGCCCACAGATCAACTATTAGTAGTACAGACTAGTTTTACTAATCCCACGTTTAATACCAATGTCATAGACACTCAGCGTGATGCCATACTAAGTGGTATGTCTATACTTGAAGATGTAGTCGTTTCAGAAACACCGGTATATGTGGCCGAAGGCATGCCATTCTTGGCTGCCAATGACGCACCCATTGGCGGTAATGTAGCATTGCCAATCGTAGAATCTGTTATCGACCCTGCTAATACAGGAGCGATCGAATTTGATATCCCTGCAGATATATCTGATTCAGATCAATTCATAATCAAATCATACTTAGATCAAGCCATACAGATACAGGCTGTATCAAATTATAAGCGTGAAACGGTCAGCATAGGTGGCGGTCAGTTTGCATATAATTATTTTTTCCTATCATATACGGTAGAACAAGATGAAATAACTCCTTTCCTAACCGTATTGCTTAATCAAAATCGAGTGAATACCAGCTTGTTAGGTATCACTAATAGTCCACCAGTTAACAAATACGTCCAACGTGCGATCCTAGCATAATGAGCAAATACGCCAGCGGTAAATATCAAGTCAAAAACCCAGAAAAATACATGGGTAAACGTCTACCAAGCTATCGTAGCAGTTGGGAATTTACCTTTATGAGCTTCTGCGATAATAATCCAGCAGTAATAAATTGGGTCAGTGAAGGAGTTAAAATTCCTTACTTTAATCCTGTCAGCGGAAAACAAACAGTGTATGTGCCAGATTTTATCGTAGTGTACGTAGATGCAAATCAACGCCAACATACTGAACTAGTAGAAATCAAACCCAGCAAAGAAGCTACAATGGAGTCAGCTAAGAGTTATCGTGATAAACTCATGGTGGCTATGAACATGGCAAAATGGGCCGCTGCTGACAGCTGGGCTCGGGCCAACGGTATGCGATTCAGAGTAGTTACAGAATTTGATATCTTCAAGAATCAGAAGCGGTAAATACATGCATGACACAAAAACTCCAAGAACTATTCAATCTACCTCCTGCAGAGGAAAATACGGCAAACAATGACACCGATAGTACTGCACCGTCGATTGAAGAACAACGTGCTATAATCCAAGAAGTTGATCTAGCCATTGATAAAATTGATGCAGCCTTGCCCTTTGTCAATGACCTAGACATCAGCGATCGAGAGCTAGATGATCTCAGCGATCTTGCTAAAGAAAAATTCCAGGACCTAATTGATCTAGGCATGAACGTTGAAGCACGCTTCAGCGGACACATCCTAGCCACAGCAGGCACCCTGCTAGGACACGCTATTACAGCCAAGCAAGCCAAGCTGGATAAGAAGCTACGTATGGTTGATTTACAGCTGAAAAAAGCTCGTTTAGACCAACAAAACAGCAAAAACGATGGTGAAAAACTAGTAGATGCCGCTGATGGCAAGGGCGTAGTATTAGACCGCAATGAGCTATTAAGGCAGATCCTGGGCGAAAAACCCAAGGACTAAATCGCCCAATCAAGATAAATAACAAATATAGGACACAAACGTATGAAAAACTTTTTAAACTATTTAGAACAAAGCCAAAAAACCTACGAATTCCGTATTAAGATCGCTAATACTGATCCAGCAGAAAAATTAACTATGCTAGAATCAGCATTAGATGCTTACGGTTTAGAAAGCCTTAGCAAGCCAAAACGCTTGCCACTTAAAGAAAGCGATGTTGATTTTCCTAATCATGGCACGGTAGAGTTATACTTGATGGATGCTGTACTAACATATCCATGCAATGAATATCAACTACGCACGATCATCGCAGAACGTGCTGGTATCGCACAGGCTAATATCGTTGTAGTACCTAAAAATCATCCAGAAGAACAACGTCGCTGGAATGAGGATGACGCTAGCGATATCAATGAATACAAAAAAGGTGAAGCTGTATTAGACAAGCCATATGAAGACAATCCAGAAGCTAAGAAAGCTGGTGATGCTTATGCTAGTTTCAACAGCATACTTAAAGAATTGACTGAAATTAAATTAGCAGAAGCAGAAGGCGGCAAGACACCAGAAGCTAAAACTACAAATGATTTACCTACAGGCGACAAAAGTCCAGTAGGTAGTAATCAAAATAAATTACCTAAAGCGAAGAAATAATGAGCAACGGCATCTACGATATCTTAGGCAAGCTCAACGGATTACAACCAAAAGATAATCCCGTGAGTATGTCTGCTGAGCCTGTCTATGAAAGCATAGATCCTCAAGATATCACTCCTGCTGTAAATAGCTTAGAAGAAAAATATCAAAACTTTTTAATTGAAGAAACTGCTAAAAGATCACAGCAAAAAGATGCTGAGATATCTAGAGGCGAGCCAGAGATTGTTAAGTTATTAAACAAAGCGAGATTAGAAAGACCTTCAGCGGCTAGCGATACAGAAGCCTTAGCGTATCAAATGGTCAAAGCAAATAAAGAATTAGAAAAAGCAAATGCGGCCAATGATGAACAAGAAACAAAAATAGCTGATCTACAAGCTAAAATTAGTGCATCGCCAACAGCAACATCAGTACCTGCCGCACAACCAATACCAATGACAGCAACGGTAGCACAACAAACAGCAGCCCCAATGCCAACTCCTGCGGCTAGACCTTCAGCAACTATATTGAGAATGCCAACACCTGCGCAAGCTGAAGTACCTGCTCAGGCTGAAGTACCAGCTCAAGCACCAGCTACTGCTGAAGTACCTGCTCAAGCTAAACCTGCTAGAACATATAAATCGGCGGGTGAGAAAAAACCAGCAGTTGGTGGTAAGGTTACACCAACTTTGGATCAACCTGTGCCAGATGAATTAGCAGCACGTAGAGCCGCAAGAGCCGCCAAAGTATCTGTTCCCAATGTTAGTACATTTGCACCAATCGGACAAGCTGTAGGACAACAATTTACACCAATTAATACAAAAAAAGAGAGCAAATCTATGAAAGATATGTTAAAAGAAAGCATAGAGCTAGTAAAAGAATATCGAGAAGGTGACCCAATGATGGGCATCTTAAACTATAATGAGTTACTAGAAAAATTTAAAAGTGGAGTACAAAAAATTACAGTAAATTTTGGTCCAGGAAAAAATCTTACGCTCTACGATTATCAGGTATATGGATTATTATCAGAATTGGGCAGTGATCAAAATGAAGAGCGTAAAGTTGCAAGAATCGAAACGGTAATGTCTGACTACAACTCTGTGGTTAATCTATTGCAAACGCCAAAAGTTAAAAACTATATTAGTTTATTTCCAGATTTTGAAAAAACCAGTCCAATATTTAAACAACGTGCTAGAGATATTGAAAAGGGTAAATTTAAGTTAGAACCAACTACTAAAAAAGATCCAGGTGAAATGCCACAACAACCTCACCCTTATCAACAAGGTGATAACCAATTAGAAGAAAATTTAGGAAAAGATACCATGCAAGAAAATGTCAAAACTAGTAGCATCTTACAAGCTGTTCACCAAGTAGAAGATAAAAAACTACGTGAATCTGCTAAGCCAGATTTTTTAGATCTTGACAAAGACGGTGACACGGATGAGCCAATGAAGTCTGCGGCTAAGACAGCTAAAGATCATGAGCCAGCAGAAGTTGATTCTGATGCAGTTGCTAAACGCAAACGCCTACAAGCATTAAAAGACAAACAAGAAGATGAGCGTGCTGAAAAAGGCGATGACTATAAGTCAGCAAGTCGTTTTGTTAAAGGCCGTGCCTACGGTGGTGCAGCACAAAAAGATGATGAAGATAAAGATCTCGACGAGAGCGGTTTACAAGCATACTTAGGTAAAAAGAAATATGGCAAAGAAGGCATGAAAGCTCTACAGCAAGCAGGCCGTGACGGTGCTAGCAAAGAAAAAATGGCTATGATACGTGCTAAACATGATAAAATGGATGAAGTAGCACCTCCAGGTGCTAAAGCAGAACGCATGGTTAAACATGTTAAGAAAGGTTATGCTAAAGACGGTAACTTATCTAAACGTGAAAAAGGTATCGCTTACGCAACAGCATGGAAAGCACATAACAAAGGCCAAGTAGAAGAAGGCACAAATTTTGGAGACACTATTAAAAACAGTGAAGGTAAAATGACTAAAGTAAAAGTTACAGAAGGTAAAGATGCGATCCGCAATCACCCTATATATACAACAAAAGAAGCATGGGATCACTATTCTCAAGAACTAGCAGAACAGGAAATGATGGAACAATCAATGATGGAAGCTCCGGTGGTTGATGTCCAACAAGAACTAGATGAGATCGCTAAACTTGCTGGCCTTGCTCCAAAGATGGAAGCCAAATCAGTATGTCCAAGTTGCAAGTGTGAAAAATGTGAGTGTAATGAAAATCTAGATCCAATGGTACCCACAGATTCAGCGAGTCCATTGACACATACCGAAGAAGGTATGGGTTGCACCATGGAAGAATTAGAAGAAGCCATGTCACGTAAAGATTATCGCACAATGGCCAACAAAATCAAAAACATGGATGACAGAGATCTTGCTGGAGAAATGTGTCGAACATTTGCAGAAATGGCCAAGGCTGATAATCCTCGTTTCAAAGAAGAGATGTTTTTTGCAGCATGCGATATTAAAAATCCTGCATCAGTGCTAGTAGATGAAGAAACTATGGATGAAGGTAACGAATTTACCAAAGCACGTTTAGATGCTATCGCTCAAGGTAAAGATACATTCTCAGTTAGCGGTAAAACATACAAGGTAAGCGGTGATACCAGCGATGAAAAAACACAAGTTGAATCAGTAAATGAAGACATTAACGTAAACATCACTGCCAACGGTGAACAAGATGCTCTAAACCTACTACGTAAATTATCAGGCATGGCAGAAGTTCCACAGGTAACAGGTATCGCGATCCCAATGG